AGTTAGTTTCTCGTTTTGGGAAACCTACGGATTCTAACTTTGAAACATTCTTTACTGCAGCCGACTTTTTGTCGTATTCAAATGCACTATACGTTACTCGTGTAACAAGTGATGATGCTGCAATCGCGTCCGGCACATATTTTAATGCAAAACACCCAGGTGCATTAGGTAATTCCGTTGAAGTAGCATATGTAACAAGTTCCAGTGCATATGGCAATACTGCATTATTTGATACAGACCTAATTGAAAATGTAGATAATTCTGATATTATTGCTATTGGCACAAATACATTACAAATTATCACAACAGAAAATGTTTCTGGTATTCTTTCTAATGGTGATATTATTGTAGTAGGTAATAATGATGTTGGTTATCAAAACCTAATAGTTAATACTTATACTGTTGCATCAGTAGTAGATACAGCAAACACAGCAAACACAGCAGACGATATTACAACATATACTTATACTATAAATCTAAAAAATAGATATTCACTACCAGTAACATCTTATCTTGATCTAACATATAAGAGATATTGGGGTCTTTCATATTTATTTAGTAATGCACCAACATCAGGTAATATGCACATTGTGGTTACAGATAGAGATGGTGATATTACTGGTGTGGCAGATACTATTCTTGAAGTGTATGAAAACGTGTCAAAGACACCATCTGCAAAACTTCAGGATGGGACAACAAATTATTATGCAACAGTAATTGAAAACAAATCTGCTTGGATTATTGCTGATAGTACCGATAAATTAGATGGATCTGGAAATCTTTCTGGATATGAAAATCTGGCTGGAGGTCTCAATGGATCTAATGAGGCATCAATACCGTTTGGTAAAGTTGCACTTGGTTATGATCTTTATAAAGACTCTGCAGATGTTGATATTGCTTTTGTTCTTCAAGGTAAAGCAGTAAATGCAAATATTTCAAACTATATTGTTCAAAATATTGCCGAAAGAAGAAAAGATTGTGTTGCATTCATTTCACCTACTGCTGCAGCTGCCGTAGCACCATCTAATCCGATAGATAAGATGAATGCAGTTATTGCATTCAGATCACTTGTTCAAAATTCATCTTACTTCTTCATGGACTCCGGCTATAAATACCGTTATGATAAGTATAATGACGTATATCGTTGGGTACCATTAAATGGAGATATGGCAGGTCTTTGCTCTCGTATCACTCCATGGGAATCACCAGCTGGTTATAAGCGTGGTATCATCAAGAATGTTGTAAAACTTGCTTTTAATCCAAATAAAGAACAACGTGATCAACTATACGGAAATGATATCAATCCAGTTGTTTCTCAAGTAGGTCAAGGTATCCTTCTATTCGGTGATAAGACTGGTCTTGGAACTGCTACAGGTAGTGCATTCACTCGTATTAACGTGCGCCGTCTATTCATTACAGTCGAAAAGGCAATTGCAACAACTGCTGCTTCATTCCTATTCGACTTCAATGATGAGTTCACTCAGACACAGTTTAGAAACTCAGTAGAACCATTCCTAAGAGATATCCAGGGAAGAAGAGGTATCATAGACTTTAGAGTAATTTCCGATTCTACTGTAAATACTCCTGATGTTATTGATAGAAATACATTTAGAGGAAATATTTTCATCAAACCTAGTAGAACCATTAACTTTATCGAACTTACATTTGTCGCTACTAGAACAGGTGTTGAATTTGATGAAATTATCGGCCAGGCTCTTTAATAAATAAAGACATAACAAGGAGTTTCAAAAATGGCATTTTCAATAAATGAATTCAAATCACAATTAGTAGGAGGGGGTGCTCGCAGCACCCTCTTCCAAGTACAAATAACAAATCCAATTCTTGGTATTGCAGACTTTAAAATACCTTTCATGGTAAAAACAGCAGCTATTCCAGAATCTTCAACTGGTATTATACCAGTTCCATATTTTGGAAGAATAATTAAATATGGCGGTGATAGAACATTCGGACCATGGCCTGTTACTATTATCAATGATGAAGACTTTGCTGTTCGCAATGCAATGGAAGCTTGGTCAAATGCTATCAACTCGCATATTACTAACTTCAGAGCAGCACCATTTGACTATAAGGCACAAGCTCAAGTCACTCAGTATGGTAAAGATGGGAGTGTATTAAGAGAATATACATTTGAAGGTTTGTTCCCAACTTCAATTTCAACTATTGATCTTTCATGGCAAGCACAAGACCAAATTGAAGAATTTAGTGTAACATTTGAATATGATCTTTGGAGAGTATCCGGCGGAGTTACTGGTAATTCTACCACGTAATTTATTAGAAGGAATATAATATGAGATTATTTGGATTCGAGATCAAGCGACCAGATGATGATGTAAAAAATCAGCCAGTATCTTTTGCTGAGCCTTTAAATGATGATGGAGCTTTAACCGTAGGAGGTGCCGTTGGTGGCTCCTACGGTATGCTTTTGGATTTGGAAGGAACTGCAAAATCTGAAGCTGAACTTGTGACTCGCTATAGAGCTTTGACTATAAATCCAGAAATACAGCAAGCTATTGATGAAATTGTAAATGAATCTATCAGTGTTGATTCTCATGATAAGGTTGTCAACATAATTCTTGATGAAACAAATCTTCCGGATAAAGTCAAAGAAAAAATAAGTGAAGAATTTCAGAATATTTTACAACTTCTAGATTTTTCTAATAGTGCATATGAGATATTCACTAAATTCTATGTAGATGGCAGATTAAATTATCACGTTATTATAGATGAGAAAAATTTAAAAGAAGGTATCAAAGAACTTAGATATCTTGATCCAAGAAAAATTAGACTCATTCGTGAAATGCAAAATGAACAAATAAAAGATCAAGCTAGCAATGCATTGGTAAAGAAGATCAAAAAGGAGTACTATATGTATTCTGAAAGTGGATTTGGTGCTAGTAAAGTATCAAATTATTCTTCATCAATACAAGGGCTAAAGATTGCTAAAGACGCAATTGTTAGAGTTACATCCGGTCTGCTAAACGAGAATAATTCAGTAGTTCTTTCACACTTGCATAAGTCTATCAAGTCTCTCAACCAATTGAGAATATTGGAAGATGCTACTATTATCTATACAATGACAAGAGCACCAGAACGCAGAATTTTTTATGTTGACGTTGGTAACTTGCCAAAAGCAAAAGCTGAACAGTATCTACATGATATGATGGCTCGTCACAAGAATAGAGTGACGTATGATCCATCATCTGGTGAAATTAAAGATGATAGAAAAATGATGACTATGACCGAGGATTATTGGTTTCCAAGAAGAGAAGGCAATAATGCGACCGAAGTGACTACACTAAATGGTGGATCTGGTTTAGGTGAAGATAAAAACCTTCCGTATTTTCAATCTAAACTATATAAATCGCTAAATGTCCCAGTTGCAAGGCTTCAACCGGAAACTATGTATTCATTCGGTCGAATGTCAGAAGTGACTCGCGAAGAATTAAAATTTGCTAAATTTATTAAAAGACTTCGCACAAGATTTTCAATTCTATTTGATAGATGCCTTGAACGACAATTGGTTTTAAAGGGTGTTATTTCACCTGACGAATGGAAAGAAATTCAAAATAAAATCCGTTATGACTTCATGAAGGATAACTATTTTGAAGAGTTGAAAGAAGCTGAAATACTTCGCGAAAAGCTTGAAACACTTCGCCAGATTGAGGAACAAATTGGTAAATACTTCTCTCGTGAATGGGTTGTCAAGAATGTTCTTTACATGCCAGAAGATGAATGGAAAGACATGAAGAAGCAAATTGATAAAGAAGCAAAAGAAGAGCCTCCTATTGACGATATGCCTCAAGATAGTCAAGGTGCAGCTCCACCACAGCCGCCACAAGATGATCAACCTACAGAAGAAGGTTTGACCGTTATAAATAGAAAAAATCTTACTAATTTTTCAAAAAGGGCTCAAAAATGAAAACTTTCAGTAGAATCTTATCAGAGGTTGCTCAACCAAACTCAGAAGATGAACTAAACTTTAAACAAAAACACATAATAGATCCTATTGACCACACTGTTGCACCAGAGAGCACATTTTCTGGTGCAGTAGATAAAGATGATATTGATGGTATGAAAAGATATCGCAAGAATAAGCGTCTGGCCGATTATCAAAGACCAGATGATGAAGATGTTTATGAAGCTGTTACTCTCAAAAGAGATCTTTCAGGTCAAGAAGATTCTGATGTAGATAATGATGATGATAGTGATATGACAGATGCTCAATACAAATATCGTAAACACGCGCAAATTAAAATGCACAAAATTGATGAAACTGTATATGTCATTCCAGAAGAAATTCTTGCAACTGAAAAGAATGCTC